TGCTATAACTGCATCAAACCATTTCATAGTTTTTAATGCACCTTTATCTATATCTGCTGATGGTACTATAGGATCTAGTCCTAAGTCACTCATCTTAGTATTTATTCTGTGTTTAATAAAGTTTTTAAGTTCGTTTTTAGTTAGATTTTCTAAATCTCCTAATTCAAATACCTTATCAATAAAATTAAACTCTAATTTCATAGCTAATCTTCCGGCTTCTTCTATTTCTTTAACTAATTTTTTAGTTTTAAACTTAGGTTGTTCCTCCATAAGAGTTCTGAATAACCAACAGCCTGCGTTAGAATGAAGAGATTCATCTCTTACAGACCATTCAACTATCTGACCTACTCCTTTTAGTTTATTTCTCATCTTAAACGACAAAAGAACTGCAAAAGAAGAAAAAAGATTAACACCTTCTGTAAACGCAGAAAAAATTGCTAATGACTTAGCTCTTTCATGCCAATTAGGAGTACCATCGTGATGATCTCTAACATTCATTAACGATTCTATCTTAGCCATTGTAGCTTCATCCTCTAAAAATTCACTAAAGTCGTCTAAACCTAATTGTTCGTTTAATAGAGAGTAAGCTTCTGCATGAATAGTTTCTGAAGAACCTAAGGTAGTGCCCATCATAATAATCTCAGGTTTCCTAAACCACTTTGTTACTAAAGTCGACCAGTAGTCGTTTACTACAGTTTCAGTTTGAGCAAATCCTTTTAAAATTTGTCCTACTACATTTTTTTCATGTGTTTTCATATTAGATTTCCAATCACTTACATCTTGTGCCATTGGAACCTCTGTATGTAGCCAGTGTGCTTGCTGTTGTTTTAACCAGTAATCATATGCTTGTGGATATTCAAACGGTTTATAAACGATTCTTTCTTTAAGTAAACTCATATATCTTTATATATTAGAAGGTGAATAAGACAGAAACATCCCCGAGTATAAATCTACCGAGGACGCTTTTATAAATAGATTATATATTTTAGTTTCTGATAAATTTTTCATTATATTTTGTTAAATGCTTCAGTAACAGTAGCTTTAGAAAAAGTAAATTTCGCATCAGCAGTAGTACCTTCACTAGTATCTATGTCTGCTTTGTCTAAAAACTCTATCCTACCATTATTAGTATCCATATTAATATTGTAAGTCATACCATCCTGTCCATATCTATTTTTCATGACATGTATACGGCCAGTACCTAACACTTTATCTTCTTTCTGTCTGGAGAGTGATAAGCAAATATCTGCTACCATCATTTTATCGTAGCTACCGGCTGCTTTATCTCCTTCTATAACAGAATCCTTAGCACCCATCCTATTAACCTGAGAAGGTGTTAAAATAGGTATTTTCATGTCTTTAGCTAATCCTTTAGTAGCTATAAATACATCGTCTATTTCATCTTTTCTTTCGCTAAATCTACCTTTAGAAGGAGCCTTCAAATAATCTACATAATCAATTATAACTAAATCTGGTTTGTGTTCCATATCTATACACTTTTGTATATGAGATTTAATAGTATTTACAGTTGCATTTTTAGGAGCATACTCTTTTACTATCAGTCTGCCTTTTAAGTTGTTAACGTATGTTTCAACTTCTTCTCTATGTTCGTTAACTTCATCTATTGAGTACCCTGTAAAGTAGCAGTCAAATCTTTTCCCAACATAATCCTCTCCTAATTCCAAAGTATAGAAATTTACTTTATAACCTGATGCAACAGCATGTGCTGCTATCGCTACCATTGTCCAAGATTTACCTCCTCCAGGGTTACCAAATACTATTCCTAAATCTCCTGGTCCAAAACCTCCCTGTATACCCTCGTTAAGTATTTTCCAAGGACTCGGTATAGTAGGTCTATAGTTAGTTCTGTATCTGCTTTCCACATCTTTGTTATACTCATGACCAATATTTTTATCCATACCGGCTTTCATGGCTTTTTCAACTAGATTCCTAATACCATCAAAATTACCGTCTTTTAAAAGGTCGGCTGAGCTAATTATAGCTGTTTTCATTTCTTGGTTTTTACAGAAAGTAGTAAATTCCTCTTGAACATATTCTAAATCATCTTTAGTTGCTTGATAAGAGTTTCTTAACTCTTCTTTAAGTGCTACTTGTAAAACTTCATTCTCTAACTTCTGTAGTTCAACTTTAAGTACATCCATTGTAATATTAGTATGGTACTTATCAAAGTAAGAAACTATTTGACTAATAATCCACTTATGTGAATCTGCATCAAAATAATGATCGTGTAGAACGTCTCTGACGTTAAGTAGGAAAGTTTTATCTGTAAGTAGTGAACCTAAAACTTTTAATTGAAAACCTTTCCCGTACTGTTGTAAACTCTTTAATGTCATTTATTATAACCTTTTAATTAATATAGCTATTCTTGTTCGAAGAGCCAAGAAAAATCTAATTTATTTTCTATAAAACCGTTGTTAATCCTCTAAAATTCTCCAACCAACCTTCAGTGTTTTTTGTAATACCTTCTATCTTGTCTGAATCCATTAAATGTAGGAATGCTCCTGTCTGTAAAGCAGGTAAAGGAGCTTTTAGAACTTCTTCTACATATTCGACTTCTTTTGCATCTAAACTAGTTTCATGTAGATCCATTAATTCAAAATTAGTTTCTACTCTATCCCAGTTATGAATAATTTTAGCAAATATTTTTTTTCCTTCTAACTTTTCTTCAGCAGTATTAAAGATATAATCTAAATCAGTTTTCTCTGTGAGTAGCTTAGGAAACTCTGAAACAATAGTTTTAATACCCAATCCTTTTACTCCTTGTAAATTATCTGAATTATCTCCTACAAGAGCTTTTACTAAATTATAATTTGTAGGAAGAACTTTTAATTCTTCAAATATATTATCCACAGTGAAGGTTTTCTTTTTAACTGGAGCGTAGACTTCTATATTTTCGTTAACTAGTTGAAGAAAGTCTTTATCTGAGGATACTATGGTGACTTTTTTACCTGCATCAGAAGCTCTTTTAGCAACATATGCCATAATATCATCAGCTTCTAATTTCTCTACTATCATTTGCTGCATAGGTAAACAGTCCAGGTAGTCTTGCGTTCTAAATAACTGTCCTATTAGTGCTTCTTGCTCTTGCTCTCTAGTATCATATAGCCCCCAATGAGTTATTCTTGAGGTTGCACGTTGAGCTTTGTAATTAGGATCAATATTCTTCCTATTTCCTGAGCCTCCTTTTCCGTCCCATACAACAATAACCCTAGTAGGGTCAAATATACGAGTTACATACCCTAATGAACGAAGGAAGCCCACCAAGCCCCCGATATGGGCACCTGATGGGTTCATCGCTTTGAGCAGAGAGAATGACCTTATTAAGGTATTCATCGCATCAACGATCAGAATATGATCATTGAGAGCTCGGGGTGGGGTCTCCTTTAAATTCTTTAAAATGTTTTCGTATGCCATTAGTCTAGTAGATTAGGAGCAATAGGGGTTTCTTCTAAATCTCCTTCTTCGATTAAATCGAAATCTAAACTACCAACTAGTTTTAACCAATGTTCTTTATGAGCGTCTTTATACTTATCTATAGCTCTTTTATCATCAGGAATAAATCCATGAGATGTCATAACTACTCTGCCTCTAGACTGTACTCCTCCAATATGATTTTTTTCAATTTGAATATTAGTACGTTTAGCAAATTCTACCTGTAGGCCATCTTTTATAGCTTTTATCTTAGAAGTACCTGGGTTTGTAATATTACCGAAAGTAACTACTAAAGTAGAGTCGTACCACATAGACATACCTCCTTTATTTTGCAATTTCGGCATTCCCATAGGTGATTCAGGTTTCATAGTCCAGACTTTGTTGATTGCTACTAAAGTATTTGTATAAGGTGAATTCTCTTTTCTAGACAAAAGTATCTTTTGGTTTAGATTATTACCAAACTGAGTAGACATCGCACCGGCATTCCATTCGTTATTATTTTTGTTTGAACGAACTGATAAATCACAAGGTATAGAGCCTATAGAGTCCCAAAAGAAACACATATCATAAGGTAAGTTACCTTTAGTCTGTTCATCTATTAAGTCAGCCATATGAACAGCTACTTCTTCTATTGTATTTAATGTACCTCTATCCGCATATAAAAAGAATCCTTCGTAATCAGTAACTACTCCGTTCTCATCTTTTACTTCTTCAAATTCTAAGCCCATTTCTCTTGCATGTTCCCATGACCATTTCATCTCTGAAATGATAAACACAGGTAGAACTCCTTGCTTTTGAGCATTAACTGCTGCTTCTAGTAAAGCGGTAGTTTTACCGGTATCACTATGTCCACGGAGTAATGTAATATGCCCTGTAGGTATCCCCGGCAGTGATGTGATATCTTGGAATGCTTTTGATAGAGGTATCCAACCTTGTTCTTTGAATTTTACAGAAGCGTTAGAATAACCCTTCTTTTTCTTAAAATTACCTAGATTGAACGACTTACGGACAGCCGCAGTCGCCCTTGCTTTAGTTTCTTCTTTTTTCTTTGCCATGCTTTACTCGTTAAAAAGGTCATCAAATTTACTAACTGTGTCTTGGTTGCCAGCAGTAGCTGTTTCCAATGTAAAGTCAGTCTTTTGAGGACTAGAGCTTTCTGGCGTAGATTCTGCACCTGCTGCAGGAGTATTTTCTTCAGCTGATCCAGGGTTTAAATAATTTTGTAATTGTTTCTTAATAAATTCATAATCGTACTGAGTATGTACTTCAGTAGGATTAGGTTGTACCTTTAGCCAACTATCTACCAAATCGTTATTATCTGATAAAGGAGTTTGTTTAGGTTTAATTCTAACTGATGTTTGTGGGTAAGGATTACCTTGTTGTTGTTCTACTACTAAATCCCATCCGTTGATAACGTCTGTAAAGTCACCTACATCTTCGTCTTCTGCAAGAGCAAGTAAAGCTTTATAAATAGTAATTCCAAATCCCCATAATCTAACACCTTTATCTTCTTCTCCTCTTACTACTACAGGAGCAAAGATTCTTGTTTTAGGGTTTAGTTTACCAGATAATGACCAGTTATCTTTATCGTTAGTTTTTCTTAGCTCTTTTACGAACTCTTCGATAGGGTCTTGCTTACCGAAATTTGATAAAGCTACCATAGGGTATTTTCCGATACCATAGTGGAACTTTAGTTCTTTGAAAGGGAATGCAGGATCAAAAGCAGATGGTACTACTCGTACTGTCTGTTTACCTAATTCTGGTTTCCAAAAAATCTTTGAATAATCTGTTTTTTCTTTTTGCTGACCGCTACTATTTAACGAATCGAGCTTTGCGCGTATTGCATTTAAATCCATATAACTAATTTTTGTTTATAACTTATTAATCTAATATAAGAAGAATAATTTAATTTTCCAACTCTATTATTCTAAATAATTTTGTATTTACTCTTTTTAACTCTGGTCCTTTAGTCAGTAGAACACAGTTCCTAAAATCTGACCAGTTTATCCTATAAGAAGTATCTAAAACGCCACCGTTAAGTTCCTTAATCAAAGTGTTTAAAGCGTTTATAGTGTAGAGGGTGTTGGATTCTTTTTTACGGTGTACTAAAATAGTGTTATCTATAAAATTACCTACGTTTCCAAAATCAACATTATACGTACAAATGTACTCGTCTTGACTTTTGGAGTATAAGACAAATATCTTATTGTAAATTATACGATAACGCTCTTGGATTGTCGCTAGTACACCTTCTAAAGTGTCCTCTGTAGCGAAGGTACAGAACAGTTTATTACTCATATCATCATTTAAATATATAGGGTCGATATCATAATCAAACCTAGGGGCCACAACATTTACCATTTCTTATAAATATTAATTCGTCTCATAAAACCAGATTATTAGAATATTTGAACTTAACAGGGTAATTTCCCCCTGTTTCAAGTACTGTTTTAAGTTCTTCTAACGTTTCTTTACCGTCTTCCATATTGAAGTCAAAAAGCAAAGAATCATAGGTATATAAAACTACTTTTGTTTTTTTTGTTTTTAAATATCTTAGTACTTCTTTTAATATAAGAATATTTCTTGAGGTTTCCAGGCTTTGCATCATATAATTCATTAATTTAGCTGGATGCATGTCAGTTAATTCTCTTGTAAAGTGCTTTCCTGACTGATTATTAATGATATAACCTGTGTTTTCAAAGGATTCCCATATGTTATTTATATAACTTTTTATTAATTTAAATATTTCAAGATTTTTATGCTCTTCAGGAATCTTTCCGTATATAGCATGAAAATTAATTTGTTTAGCTTGTAAATACTGCTCATCAGTAATATCTTCTGTACCAAAATAGTACTTAGCTAGTTGTTTATGAGCTGATTCTGGTGTTAGTTTATACCCTATTTGATCAGCTAGTAATCTTAAGTGATACCCGTCAAAATCAAATTCAACAAAGTAATCGTTTTGAGGTTTAAAACATTCTCTGTGTTCTGTAGTCTTAGGTATAGCAGCAAAATTTACAGAGTTGAAAGAATTAGTAGGTCTAGAAGTTACATTGTATAGGTTGTAAGAAGTTAAGACCTTATCGTTAATTATATTATAATGTGTATTACGTGGTTTAAACCTCTCTATGAACGGTTCACGTTCTACCCCTATTCCACTCTGCTCTAAAAGAAAGAATACGTTAGTACCGATCTTATTATAGAAATCAAATCCGCTTGGTAAATTAAAATCTATAACATGTTCTACTGAACTATATACCTTTTCACATGATTCATAGAGTTTACATATAGGTATTAATTGATTTATATAAGCAAATTCGTTAAATTTATTATAAAAATAATTTAAACAGCTACTTTCTCTTGTATACTCTAAACGTTCGAACTTTACCATTGAATAAAGTAGCGATATATCTATAGCATGCTGTAAATTAAAGTGGTATAGTAGAGACTTCTTGTTTAATGTATATAGTTTAGAAGCAGATTTTAAAAGTTCATAGACACGTTCTTTATCTACGTTTAGACCTTCATCATGGTTAACTGGTATTATAAATCCATGCTTAGACTTTACTGGTCGTATGTAAACTGCTATGGTTGTCGTTAATTTAGGGTGGTAATAATCATTAGAGGAAATAATATCTACGTATAACCCTAATTTAGCTAATGATTTTAACCTTTCTAACTTATATTCTTCCTCTACAATATAAAACATTTATATAACCTTTCTATATAAGATAAGATAATATATTGATTATAGCAACTGTTCTTCTTGATTACTGTTAAAAGTGTTTTCATCAAACCCCAGAATTCTCTCTTCTCCGCCTCCACCACGTAATTTAGTTCTAGTGTTTAATGGTTTTGGTTTTTTCCTAATAAACTCTGTGTCAGGTACAGGGAGTGTATCAACACTTGGTTTAATTACTTTTTTAGGATTTTCGATTGAGCTACTAACTGGTTTTTGTATATTAGAAGGAAGTAAGTTTATAGCCTCTACTTTTTGTTTGTAAGGTAATTCCTCAAATGAATAACCTTCTTTGTAAGATTCTACTTCAACAAATTCATCATACTTAGTAATATACTGTAAAATACCTCTTAATTGTTGTTCTGCTTGTTGAACCTTAAGTTTATTTCTAGTTGCAGCACCTTGAAAAAGATTTCCTTCAATTAGTATATCTTTAGCAGGTTTTTCAATAACCCAGTCTATAGTTACTCCTTTAATGTATAGTTTAGCAGATTCACTATCAAATAACTCTTTATTAACTTCCGCTATAATTCCGTTTGTTGTATCCTTTATAAAGTAACGCGTCATAAACCCTCTACCATAATCAGCAGGTACGGGCTTAACACTCATAGTGACTAACTTACTGTTTAAAGTGTTTTCTACGGCTTTAACTCTATTAAGTCTAGAAGTTGAATCACTAGGAGATTTACCGTTATATACGTTTCCTTTATAATCTTCAAAATAGTAACCAGAATAGGGTTTACCGTTAGGGAGATTAAATAAATCTCCTTGAGTATAACTAGCCGGTGTTATTTTTATTTTTGGTATATACATATTACTTTGGATCCCCTGGGTTGTTTTTCAAAAATAGTTGTTTTTCCTCCTGTCTTCTAATAAGTAGACCTTTTAACTGTTTACCTGAAGCTTTAGTCCATCTTAAAAATTGTTCTGAAGCAGCTATATACCTTTCTTCATTTACTAACTTTAATAAAGTGCTAGACTCCAGATTACCTGAACCTACATTGTAAGTGAAGCTCACTAGTGCATTAAATTCCCCTTGTGTTAGATCTACTTTAACCATTTTTTTAACAGTACTAACACGACGGCTTACATCTTCAATTAAGTATTGTTCAGCTTCATATTCCGTTACAGTTTGACCAATAGTGATAGGTAAGCCATTAATTAAAGTTGTGCCGTACCCTATAGT